TCAGGATGCTTACGAGTTTGCCCTGCCACAGCGTCAGCTCTATGGCCTGTGGGAAGGTGGCGCAACCGGCAGCAAGAAGATGGCGCGAGTGTTTGACTCGACCGCGATCAACTCGACCCAGCGGTTTGCCAACCGTCTGCAGTCTGTCGTGTTTCCACCGCAGCGCAAGTGGGCTCGGCTGGAACCTGGCCCGTCAATCCCGATGGATCGTCGCCAGCAACTGCAGTCGGTGCTGGATGTCTACGGCGAACAGATGTTTTCCGTATTGAAGCAATCCAACTTTGACATTGCGATTGGTGAATTCCTGCTGGATCTAGCTGTCGGTACTGCCTGCATGATGGTGCAGCCTGGCGACGATGTGTCGCCGATCAACTTCGTGCCGGTGCCATTGTTCCTGGTCAGCTACGAAGAGGGTGCCAACGGCCAGGTAGACAACGTCTACCGCAGAATGCGCATGAAGGCTGAGTCTATCCAGCGCCAATGGCCTGATGCCAAGATACCCGACACCTTGACGCGCTTGATTGAGCAGAAGCCAACCGACGATGTTGAGCTGCTGGAAGCCACCGTATTTGATGCCAAACGTGGCGACTACTGCTATCACGTTATCTGGAAAGAAGGCAAAGAGGAGCTAGTCTATCGTCGCCGTAAAACGTCACCTTGGGTGATCTCGCGGTACATGAAGGTCGCAGGCGAGATCTATGGCCGTGGCCCGCTGATGACTGCGTTGCCCGACATCAAGACGCTGAACAAGACCAAGGAACTGCTGCTAAAGAATGCCAGCCTGGCTGTTGCCGGTGTCTACACTGCGGCAGATGACGGCGTGTTGAATCCAAACACGGTCAAGCTGGTGCCTGGTGCGATCATACCTGTGGCGCGTAACGGTGGCCCGCAAGGCCCAGCACTGCTGGCGCTGCCACGCTCGGGTGACTTCAACGTGTCACAGCTAGTCATCAACGACTTGGTGCAGAACATCAAGCGCATTCTGCTGGATGAGTCGCTGCCGCCTGAGAACATGAGCGCTAGATCGGCCACCGAGATTGTCGAGCGCATGAAGGAACTAGCGCAGAACCTGGGCTCGGCATTCGGTCGCCTGATCAACGAAACCATGATTCCGTTGGTTGCCAAGATCCTCGAGGTAATGGACGAGCGTGGGCTGATTGATATGCCGCTACGGGTCAACGGGCTCGAAGCCAAGGTGGTGCCGGTGGCTCCGCTGGCGATGGCGCAGAACATGGAAGAGGTCAACGCGATCATCCAGTACACTCAGCTCATGCAAGGCTTCGGCACCGATGGCGCAATGGCCATCAAGACGGATGCCGTGGTTGACTACATTGGCGACAAGCTGGGCGTGCCTGCTGCGGTTCGCAATACGGCAGCCGAGCGTGCGGTACTGATGGAAACCATGCAACAGCAGCAGCAAGAGGCTGCAATGGCGCAGGCAATGGCCATGCAAGCTCAAGCTGGCGCAATGGCACCGGAGGGTATGTAATGGATTACGGAATGCGGCCAGACAAGACTGCCAAAGGCTCCGGCTACTTTGGCGAGATCAAGCGGCCAGACGGCAACGTCATGACCGAGATTAGCATTGGTGTCGGTCTTAATGGCAAAGAAACGCTGATTCCGCTGATTGTTCCGACACTCAATAAAAGTGAGCTGAACTATCTAATGCGCAACAATCCTGACTCCGAGATGTTTATGGAGAAGATGCCAAAGTCAATCATGGATAAGGCAGTTGACCATGCGGTAATGCGCATGAAGGAAAACAAGTCGCCATTTGCCAGTCCAGAAGAAGTTACCAAGATGCCTGCCAAATGACCTGGGAGGACTTAGAACGGGCTGATTATGCCGAGGACATCCGTGAGGTAAAGCAGCAGCGCGAGGATCTAGCGCGGCTGACTTTGCGGGTGTTTGCCAACGAGGACGGCCAGAAGTTACTGGATTGGCTGCGGCAGATGTATGTGGATGTGCCAGTTGCCGTGCCTGGTGCAGACCCCTCACACGCATTCTTTGCTGAAGGGCAGAGAACTGTCGTGCGGGAAATAATTGCACGGATCAATCAGGCGAGGAATTTATGACAGACCAAACAGTCGAGCCCGGTTCTACCGGCCTACTCGACAGCGTAAACGTCGAAGACCCAAACACCCCAGCACAAAAGCAGGCAGTCGAGATTGACCACCGGCCACCTGATCCCACCAAAGCGGCGGCAGAAGATCCGCTCGAGCGGCCAGACTATTGGCCAGAAAACTTCTGGAACAAAGACAACAACGAGCCCGACCTAGAAGGCATTGCCAAGTCATGGCGCGATCTGCGTGCCAAAATCAGCAAGGGTGCGCACAATGCCCCGGCTGATGGCAAGTATGACCTGGCTGCATTCGGTGGCGAAGAGTCTGCAGACAACCCAATCGCTGGCACGCTGGCAACCTGGGCAAAAGAGAATGGCTTATCCCAAGCACAGTTTGACGATCTGGCAACATCCCTGCGCAGCCAGGCACAGGAGATGATGGCCGGTGAGATGGTTGACCCAGCCGAGGAAATGAAGAAACTCGGCCCTAATGCCGGAGCTGTGGTTAATGGTATGGTCGATTGGGCGCGTGGCCTGGTTGCCAAGGGTGTCTGGTCTAAGGATGACTTCGACGAATTCAAAGTCATGGGTGGTACAGCCCGAGGCTTGAATGCTTTGATGAAGATCCGCGAGGCTTACGAGGGTCGCATCCCAATTGAGTCTGCACCGCTTGATGGCACACCTAGCAAAGATGAGCTGTATGCAATGGTGGCCGATCCTAAATACAATAGCGATCCAGCCTACCGTCAGAAGGTAGAACGGATGTTTAGAACCTACGTCAAAGACTAATCCCCGCAGCCGCGACTTTTCCCCAGCCTAACCGCTGGGGTTTTTTTATTGCTTTTTTCTCAAAAGCAAATACAATTGTGGCAAGGCCCACCGGTTTACCGACCCTGACTTATGGCGAGAAGCCATCGACCGGCTGACGTAATCAGCAAGCAAGGCCCGCATCAGCGGCTCACCGACGCGCAAAACCCTTTACTTAATTAAATGAGGTCAACATGGCTATCTCTTTGAGCAATGCCTTTGTGACATTATTTGATGCTGAGGTGAAGCAGGCTTACCAGGGCAAGGCAATGCTGGTAGGCGCTGTGCGTCAGCGTCGTGGTGTCGAAGGCTCTACCGTAAGATTCCCTAAAGTCGGTCGTGGCGTGGCTACTGCCCGTGTAACACAGACTGATGTCACCCCAATGAATGTTGGGTTCTCAACCGTGACTTGCACCCTGGGTGACTGGAACGCTGCCGAATACTCGGACATCTTCAGCCAGCAGAAAGTCAACTTTGACGAGCGTGCAGAACTGTCGCAAGTCGTTGGCGCTGCAATCGGTCGCCGCCAAGATCAGTTGATCCTTGACGCGCTGAATGCTGCAACCAGCACTGGCACCGTGGCAAACTCAATTGGTGGCTCGAACACCAACATGAACATTGCCAAGCTGCGTGAAGCTGCAAAGATCTTGAATACCAAGAACGTACCTTCAGACAACCGTCACATCATCATCCACGCCAACAGCTTGGCCTCGATGCTTGAGCAGACTTCGGTCACCAGCTCGGACTTCAACACCGTCAAGGCGCTGGTACAGGGCGAGATCAACAGCTTCATGGGCTTCACTTTCCATGTGCTGGGTGACCGCTCTGAAGGTGGTTTGCCAATCGATGGTTCGTCGGATCGTACCCTGTACGCATTCCACCGCGACGCTATCGGCTACGCAGAAGGTATCGCTCCTCGCACCGAGATCAATTACATCGCTGAGAAAACAAGCTGGCTGGTTAATGCTTTGTTCTCGGCTGGTGCGATTGCTATCGATTCCGAGGGTATCGTCAAAATTACTGCCCGCGACACTGCGGCTGCAGCTTAATAGGAGGCTGAATCATGGCTTATGATGCAGCAGGCTTTACTGCCTACAGTGCCTCCAAGCGAGGCAATGCACCGTCGATGTACGGCTACAAAACAGCCGATGCAATCGCGGATGTTAATACCAGCGGCTACTTCAACTCGCTGGCAAACACGCTCGAAGTGGGCGACGTTATCCACTGTGTGACTTCGACCGGCTCGACCGCCGTCGTTACCTTGGTGTACGTTGTCTCGAATGCTTCTGGCGTTGTGGACGTAACTGACGGCACCACGCTGTCGGCTACTGACGGCGACTAAATAGTCACCATGTAGCATCAAGGGCTGGTTTCTGCGAGAGGCCAGCCCTTTCTTACATTAAGAGGTTGCGATGGCAGCAGGCGACACAGGTGTATCAATTTGTTCTGACGCGCTGATTCTGCTGGGCGCGAAGGCGATCTCATCTTTTAACGATGGCACCGACGAAAGCTCTGTCTGTGACCGTCTGTATCCAGACATTCGTGATTCGACCCTGATGATGTATCCGTGGTCGTTCTCAATGAAGAAGATTGCGCTGTCTCGGCTGATCACTACGCCGACAAGTTTCTGGAAATA